AGGCGACCCCACCACCGTTGTGGTCGTAGCCGTCGAGATGACGGTATTCGTGCGCCCCGGCGTGACCGTGGTGCCGCTCAGGTCCACATACGACGCCTGCACATGAACCGCACCAGCATCACTCGTCGTGAGCCGGATGAGGTCGGACGTGCTGGTCAGCAGAATCACGGTCAGGCGATCCGGATGATGGCGTTCGACGCATCCGCAGTCGGGAACTGGATGGTGAAGTTGCCGCCCGAGGACGACTTGTCAGACCCGAAGGCCAGCACCGCCGCAGCACGGTCCGACTGAGTGCTGTTGTAGATGAGCGCACCGTTCGCCGTGATGGTCGAAGTGGACCAAGTCGTATCGTTGAAGTCGAGGAAGGCCGTCGTGCCGCTCGAGGTCGGCGCCACCGTGGTCAGCGTGTTGCCGCCCGCAGAGTAGCCGCCGCCAGTCGCCACCTCGTTCGTGGTGCTGTACACCGTGGTCGTCGCGTCGAGGTTGGCCGACGAGGTGTAGAGGGCAATCTTGAAAGTGTCCGCCGCCGTGCTACCACGGGTTACCGTAGTGCCGAAGGCGTGAATTCCGTTCAGGATTTCGACCTTGAAAGAGGTCGCCATTGCTTGAGTGATAGGCATCAGAGTTCTCCGAGAATGTCAGCGATGTTGTGGTGTCCAGAGGCGCGAAGTTTAGCGGTTATGGTGAGCCGCTCGTTGTCCTGCGCTTCCTTCAGATAGTGAACAAGTACAGTGCGAAGTTGTTCCTTGAACGCACGGGCCTGCTCAAGGAGAAGAGGGTGGCTTCGTTCACCCACATAGATGATTTTGTCGAGGGCGCGTTCCGCGATCTCTTCGGGCGTGAAGCCGCGCTCCACCGTGGTGAAGACCTTGACCGTTCCGATCTCGCCTAATCCATTCATGTGACAGTTACTCTGGCCTGACCGTTGCGGTAAGCATCCTGACGCTCAAGCCCGTCGCCAAGGCGCTTCAGTTGACCAAGGGCTTCCTGATACTTGGCCTCGTAATTGGCCATCATGTCAGCCTCGCCCTTGAGGTAAGTGTAGGCTTCACGCAGAGAACCGTACAGCAGAACAGTATCGAAATTGTCACCCACCCACGACGTGCCAGCGGTCACGATGGACTCAGGGTAATAGTAGTAGTGCAGTTCGGTCACGTAGTTCGCGCTTGGGGTCGGCCCCACGATCATCGTGTACGGCGAGAAAATGCCGTAGTACTGCGGCTTGCTGTTCGGGGACACCGTGGGGTACGCAGCGCGGATGAAGTTCACGTCCTTCGGCAGGAGAAACTCGTATGCATTGGTCACCGGGTCGATGACCGCGATCGAGAACGTGGCGAGCCAGTCGGTCGGGAGGCTCATGTACGGAGTCCCGCTCGTCATGGTGCCCGTCACGTTCTTGCGAAGCGCGGGGATCTGGACGGTGTTGTAGATGCGCTGTTCCGCAGCCTTCACAAAGACAGGGATATTCGCCACGAACGACGACTCGGTCGATTCGCAGTAGTCCTGAATGGCCTGTGAAAGTTGCGTGTAGTTCATGACTTACCAGCCGTGCTTGAACTGCACCTTGGGGCTGAGGTTGATCTGCGAGGTGTACTGCTTGCCCTTCGTCGCAGCGCCGCCGCCACGCATCGTGGAGCGCGTGATGCCCTCATTCACGCCCTTCGCCGGGTAGCCGTTCTCGCCCGTAGGCTCAGAGTTCTTCTTGATCTTGCCCGAGTCCTTCATGTCAGCCCCTCCCACGGGTCGGACTACGCTGGTTCATGACCTTAGCCATGTTGCGCCCATACGCCTTCATCTCGCTGTTGGTCTTGCCACCAGCACGGAGTTTGGTCAGGGGCTTGCCGGGGTGCATCGCCTTCTCATGCTTGTGGACAGCCTTCTTCGTCATGGCCTTGTCCATCTTCATGTCACTGTGCTTCATCTCAATACTCCTAGGTCGTAACGACCGTCACGGTTCCAACATAGCCCTTCGGGGCCAGACTGTTCGGGGTCAGACCGTTGTCGATGCCGCTGGCACCGCCTACCGGGTTCCACCCCCACTCGATCATTCTACTACCACCCGCACCGTCATTGCCGGGCGCGTAGTAACTCGTATCCGGGCGCGGGTTCCGGATCGCCTGCGGGTCATCAACCGGGTAGAGGCCGAGTGACAACTGCGGGTGGTCGGGATCCCAACACGACTGGCAGACCAAGATGTTCACGTTCTTGGTCTTGATGACGAGGCCCTTCAACTGCTTCAGTTTGTAGCGAAAACCACACCGATCGCACTCCGCGATGGCGTTCTTGCCGCTTGCAAACCTGTTTGACATCAGTAGAAACTCTGCCTCGGTACGAACCGCACGGGGGCCTTCTCACGGTCCTCGCCAGCCGCCAAGTCCCAAGCCTCGTCGTACTGAGCCTTGAGCGCCATCATCCGGGCATCCGCGCCGGGGATCTTCATGGACAGCATGTAGGCGAGTCCGGCGATCATGCAGGGCAGGAACCGGAAGGGGATGTCCTGCCCGTTGCTTCCGTTGCCGACGTCGAACATCCGACGCAGCCGCGTGTAGACGAGGGTATAGGTCGTACCGTTGTCGGGTTTCGGCCACACAACGAACTGAGGGTAGACCGGGTTGCCCGTCGAGTTCGTAGCCCCCGTACGTCGATCGATCCAGATCTGGATCGGCCTGCCCGTCGCGTTCTTGTTCGGGATGGCAAGGTAGGTGCTGGAAGAGATACGGCTGATGTTGATGTCGATCTGGTTCGTGCCTGACCCCGTACGAACGACGTGATCCAGTAGATCGACCGTGTCCACGGGCAGGTCGTAGGTACCCGTGTTGTAGGTCAGGGCATGGGTGCCCTGCTCCAGAGTCCACAGGTTTACGCCACGGTTCGCCCAGTCCATGAGAAGCAGGTTCAGACTCCGCTTGGCAGTCCGGAAGTCATAGCCCGAACGCAGTTCCGCCCCGCACCGCTCAAACGCCTCTTCGATGATGGCGTTCAGGTCGAGATTGAACTCAGTCGAGGCTGTCGTTTCGTAGGTCACGATTTCTTACTCTTTGCCCGCTTGGCGGAAGCGGCGCGTTTTATCAGCAATGCCCTTGGGTTGTTGCACGAACTGCTTGCCTTGCGCCTTGCCTTTACGCTTGGCGGCGGAGGTTCGGGCATACTCGGCAGAGGAAAGGCTTTTGATAGCAGCCTCTGGAAGATACCTTTCACCCGTGTCAGAAGAGCGCTTACCACTTTTCGTTCTCCACTTCTGCTGAGTCCACGCCTTGAGCGATTTCTGGGGCGTTTTCAATCGCGGTACCCTCCGCCCTTGGCTCTGTACTGCTTCGCCAGCAACTGTGCCTTGCGAGCGGACCACTGTCCTGCCTTCGTACCCTGCACGGCACGGGACTTGATCGACTTGAACAGGCTCTCGCGCATGCCCGGCTTGGTGTAGTTCCCGGCAGCGTTGACCTTGCTCTTCACCTTGCCGCCCGCCGCATGGCGAATCGGCTTGCCTGTGCCGATCACGGGCTGGGAGTCACCACGCCGAGTGGGGCGGGGGATTTTGCCCGGCGCGATGACTCCCATGCCACGTGAAGGTTTCATTAGATGAACTTCCCTCGGGTCTTGCCACGCATCTCGCAGCCACCACCACGGACGGAGCCGCCTTTGGCGTACCTTTTGGATGGTTCAGGCGGACGAAGATCCTCCGGAGACGGCAAGTTCTGATACGGCGTAAGGTCGTCCATATCGTCCTTAGACTTCGGCCTCGGCTTCTTCGGTGGGGGCTTCTTCGGCGGGGGCTTCTTCGGCGGGGGCTTTCTGGCAGGCGGCTTCAAGTCCTCCTTGGACGGAAGATTCCCGCGTGGAGCGAGGTCATCCATCGGATTAGGGGGAACTTTCGGCGCACTAGCCATCAGCACTTACCCCCGCCAGCCATCTTGACCATCTTGCCACGGGTCTTACCCTTGGCCTCGCAGCCGCCGCCACGGACAGCACCGCCCGAGGCCATCTTCACGACCTTGGCTTTGGTCTTGCCCTTGTGGGTCACACCATCAGCGCCTTTCTTATACATCGTCGGATCTCCTGAATTTCTTGATAATAGATTGAACGGTATCGGTCTCGTAGATGCGAATGCCAGTCCACAGGATAGTGAAGAGCGCAGCGACTGAGGGAAGCATATCGAACAACGCTCCAAGCATCGTGACTACAGAAAGACCGTCCATCCCCAACTTTACGAACTCACCCGTGTCGTGCTTCATGTCAGCAGTTCCAAGCACGGAGAGACTTGTTGATCCGGCTGTTGGGGTCCTTTGCCGTCTTGGCACTCGTCAGTTTGCGCTTCATGCCTTTCATCCGGGCACAGAATGAGTCACGGCGAGAGCCACCTTCAGGCTGCGGACGCTTCAAGCCGGGCTTGCCGGGGTTCGCCTTGTTGTAAGAAGCCCTGCCTTTGGCGTTCAAGCCTCCAGCAGGGTTCTTTCCTTCCTTCCTCTGCCAAGCGGGTGACTTAGCCATAGAAGATCGTGACCTTCGCGGAAGTCGGCAAGGTGACATGGATACTGTCATAGAACAGGATCCCTTCGCCGGGAATGAGGTTGGAGAATGGGTTGTTCGTATTGGCTGGTACGTTGAACTGAAGCCGGACCGGGCCAGAAGCACTACCATCACGGAACACGTAGTCACCCGCAGTACCGCCCGAGAGACCCTGATAGCCCTTCAGACGGTACCGCCCAGTCACCAGCGTCCCCGTAGCCTCCGTGTGGGCGGCTAAGACGTCTGTTTGCGTGGACATGTTAGTCCTCCGAGATTAGACAGAAGCCGGGATCTGCGAACCGTCCGACGCCCGCTGCGCGTAGACAACCGTGATGATCGCACGGCCCACACCAGCAGCCGTACCCACCGCGTAACGCGACCAGAGCGGCGTATCAGCAGAAGTCGAGGTCTGCCATGCAAGTTGGGTCGTAGCAGTCGCCGTACCACGGAACCGCCCACCAGCCGTGGTGACCACCGCCGCCATCAACTGAGCGCCGCCCGAGGCATTGCCCACCGAGATAGTGGACGTGGACGTACCACCCGGAACGACGACCTGATCGACCACGATGTCGATGATTTGCGAACCCTGCGGCAAGTTGCCGAACTGGACATCGACGTTACCGACGCCAGCAGTCACGACGCCCGTGTCATAGGACTGGGAGAGGACGACGACGCCCGTATTGCGGCCAGCGGCCACGGTGCCATCTTTGACGGTGCCCGAGCGAAGCGGGCCAGAGAAAGTCGAGAAAGACATAATAAGACTCCTTTTGCACAAGTTGCCATACTGTCTGTGCAACGTCTCCTAGGCGAGTCAGTACGGCGGGGGTTTACCTAGATCTGAACGAAGGTCAATCGGCCTTGCGCTTCGACCACCACGACCACGCGGCGACCGCCAAGGTGGCAAGGGCACCCGAAACGGCGAGAACCGTCTCCGAGTCCACCACACCCTTGGCAACGAAGAACCCGCCCAGCGAAGCGGCGAGAGCGCGGACGATGCCTGCAATCTGTTCACCAGTCATGTTGTACTCCTGTAAGGACAAAAGGGGAAGAGGGGGCCGAAGCCCCCTCCCCCCGGATCATCAGGCCGAACCCGGCGAAGCGAACATGCCAAGCGGATCGGACCATCCGAACGAGTAACGCTCACGGCTCTTATACCGCACGTTGCCCGTGTCGAAATCGCCGTCCATCGAGTTCGCCAGCGGCGTACGGACGAAGTGCTTCATGCCGTTCGGAACGTCGGTCGTGAGGAACCAAGCGTTCGTGTCGGTCAAGAAGTGGTTCACCGTGTAGCCACCGGGGATCGAACCCATCGCCTTCAGCGCATTGATGTCGTTGTCGGTCGTGCCAACACGGAGTTCCGTGTCAAGCAGTCGCTTGGCGACGAACATCAAGGACGGCGGGACGATGAGTTTGCGCGGCTTCGCAGCGATGAGAAGCCCACGCTCGTCGGTCCAACCTGCGATCTGGATGACCGCAGCCTCAA